GCTGCATGTACAATCTTTATTGCAACATTAGTTTATTTTTTAAAAAATTGTTCTGCTAGTGTTTTATCTTTTTTTTTCGATTCAATTTTTTTTTCTAAATCGTTTATTTTATTCTTATAATCAAGAATAAGTTCTTACCTGATACTCCTAAATATAGTTTCTTCATTCTTCCACCTTATTCTGTTGAATTTTAAATGTTAAAGTTCTATCATAAGCTACATCTACCTCTGTATCAAACACAAGCATTATATTATTATCTGATTCATATGTTGCAATCATCTCACCAACATGTCTCATCAGCTCTATCAGGAACTCTTCGCAATCGTTCTCACTTACCATCTTTACTCTCTTTTTGTTTTTCTTTCATAAACACTTGCTCCCATCGTCTAGCCCTTTCAGCAGTTATACCTGCATGTGTAGCTAACGCACGATAGGAGCACCTAGTCATTCTCCAATAGAACCTAGCTTGTTTAAACTTAGCTTTGTATCTACCAAAATCTATAAGTACTCCCATAATTAATCCTAATGTGTTTCAGCATAAGAGTCACCGATATCATAACCAACATCTAGTGGTATTCTTACACCTAGTTTTTCCCCTGTACTAATCATAGCTTTCCTAGATAACTCACCTAGAAATTTACCATCAATAGTCTTAGGGTTAAAAGCAATTTGTAATTCATCATGTACAAAAGCTGATTGCATGTAGTCCACACCTGAGACAAAACCTGACTCTCTTAGTAACCTATGTAACTCAACCATCCAATACTTACATACGATAGCACCTGATGATTGCAGTAGGAAATTAAGTGCGGAGTGTTGTGCTTTAACAGGAATCCTACGACCATCTAGTGACTTAACATAACCTCTATAAGAGGCTGCTCCTTTGACAGCATTAGTTAAATCTAGTAGTGCAGGTGTGTTCTCATTAAAGTTCTTAACAACTTTACGCATATCTGATTCTAACATTAAACAAGTCTCCGCTAGACCTGCTATACCAGAACCATAAATCTTTGCATAGATAAATGTCTTAGCCATATCTCTATTTGGTAGACCTGCAGCATTCTGGTTTGTGGTATGGATATCACCATTGAGGATAATATCTGCATACGCTCCATTGTCAAAAGGTGTCATGTAGTGTGCTAACATTCGTAGCTCTAAACCACTTGCATCCGTCCCGAACAATTTAAAACCTTCTGGCACAGTAAATAAACCTCTACACTCCTTACCATATGGCGACCTAACACTAGGTATCTGACCTAAGTTTGGACGCTTGTGAGTACATCTGTGCGTGGCTGTACCTAACGTATCAATCTGACCGTGGATTGCTCCTGTCTCTTCATTGTAATACTTAAGCCAAGCTACGTTACCTGTTGATAACATACCTATACGTTTTTGTATCGTGAATAATTTGGATATAGAATCTGCCACTGGGATATCACAGTTAGCTAAAACTGCTTCCCCTAGTGTGGGCTTACCATCTTTACCAAACTCTTTTGGCTTCCAACCGCACCTCTCTATTAACCTAGTTGATAGGTCATACCTAGATGTAGGGTTAAACTCCTTAACTTTTATTTTAGTAAATGGATTACCCGCTATTACATCACCTCTAGTCTTATCCTTATAGGTAAGATTTCTAGTAGGTACTTTAACCTCAAGTGGTATAATAAACACACCACCTAGTATAGACTTTATATCGTCTTGTAATATTTCCTGTTGTTCCATCAACTCTTTCTCTAACTCTAAAGCTTTCTCTTTATCAAACTTAAAACCAAACTCTTCCTGCTCAACACAGATTCTCTTAGCTTCAAATTCTATGTCTAATACTTCCTCGTTAAGTTCCATACTCATTAGCTTGTGAAATAACTTAGCATTAACTGCTACGTCACGTACACAATACTCTAGCATTTCCTCACTGAAAGTTTCAAACCCATGCTCTTTACCAAATGTCCCTTTGTGTAAACCCATACGTAAGCCATAAGCTTCTAATGAGTGTTTACCAATGTTCATCAGGTGTAACTTCTCTAAATCTGTCTGCATACTTTTTGGTTTTCTAAACACTTTACCTAGTCGTCTAAAATCTTTCTCCTTGATATCAGGGAAAGCATACTTAGCTGCTATAAGTGTATCATATATCCTAGCTTCTGTTTTAAACTCAGGATAAAATTTCTTTATCGCTCTGAGGTCATAGTCTATGATATTGTGTCCAATAAGTACATCAGCCTTTGATAATAAATCTAGACCTTCTTGTATCTCGTGAGGTTTAAATTGGTGGACCTCGTTTGTATCATAGTCTTCTGCTACAATACAATGTATCTTAGTACAATACTCTAGATAATTATCAGCTTCAATATCAAATATTAATCGCATAATTAATCCTCTGTTCGCATAGCTTTAGACCTACATACTCGTAAACCCTTTTCCTCATTGTAGCTATAAAGTCTCTTTAATATATGTGTTTCATTAGTCTCTAACTTATTAACAATAAGTGTTTTATCTGTTGTTCTAATAACTCTACCTTTAAATAAAACTGCTCTACCTCGCCAAACTAATTTAGCAAAATAAACCCAATCACCTTCTTTTATCATAATCAATCCTTTTTATAGGTCTTAGTTAAATACTGGATAGCACTACGCAACAATTTACGACTATCTTTAAACATCCCTAGACCCTTATTACACTCAGAACATAACAAACCTCTAACATGACTCGACCCATGTAGGTGGTCTATACATGCTGCTGTGTGTTCTGTGAATCCTAGTTCGTGTATGTCTATAGGTACATCACATATCCAACATCGACCTGCTTGTTTACGGTACATGTCCACCACCTCTACGGATGATAGACCATACCTTGTTTTTAAATTATCTGCCCTGTATGAACAATTGTTACTGCAGTACTTACGCTGTCGTCCACTGAGTTTACTTGAGCATACATAACATTTCTTTTCAGAAGTCACCTGAGCCTCCTGTATCTACGTGAGGTTGAAATTTTCCAGTGAATCCATTATATAAAACCTTATCAGAAATACCAGTTTCACCTGAGTATCTATTTTTTAAGATTGATATACTAACTGTATTCCTGTCTGCCTCATTCTCTGCCTGTTGGTTTCTAGATATAGCTATAACACTATCACTTAGTTGTTTAATACCACCAGAACCTCTAAGGTTATTAATAGTAATAGCACCACCTTCCTCGAAGGGTGTCTGTGTATTGTTGTTTAAATGTACCACTAGACCTATGAAACAATCAAGCTCTACAGTAAGTGACTTTAGTTTGTGCATGATTAAATCAATAGCCCTACGTTCATCACCCTCTTGTCCTAAGTCAGACACTAGAATACTCAAGTGGTCTAACCAGATAACCTTACAGTCCAAACCTTTAACCATAAATCTAATCTTATTGTATAAGTCGGAGCTATCCATTGACCCAAAGGTGTCATAAAGATTTAACCTAGACTGTCCTTCTGAATCCACAGATAGGAAAATCTCTTCGGCTTTCTTCTTGTATTCCTTCATGTCAACTTTGTCATTTAGGTGTACCCTAGTTTCCATTGAGATACCTACTAAGTCTTTAGCTGTAGTTTTCAAAGGTTCCTCTAAGTGTATCAATGCCTGATTAAGTTCTGTATCTTTAAATAGGTGATACTGAAATTGTTTAATCATTGTAGTTTTACCACTGCCTGTACCTGCTGTTATAGTCATAAGTTCACTAGTCCTAATACCCCCTAACATACTATTAGTTTTGGGTAGGAAATCTGGGAACTTATATGAGACAGTATTATCTTCTGCCATGAGAGCATCAACAATATCAGCCCCCTGTAGAATACCATCAGGTGTGTATTGTTTTGCATCTCTAAGTGCAGTAGAAAGTTCAAACGACTTACCATTCTTAAGCATATCATTCGCATCTTTAAGGGGTAGTTGTGCAATACGCACGAACTTAGGTGGAAATAAACTAGCAACTTCTTCCGCTGCTTGTTGCCCTGCTTCATCATTATCAAAGCATAGCACGACCTCTTTAAACCCTAACAGCCATTCTAGCTGTCTCTTAACATCCTTACGTGCACTATTCGCACCATTAGGTACAGACACGACAGGGTATTTATTATTTTGTAATTGAGAAATAGACATAGCATCTATCTCACCTTCTGTAATTGTAATACTTATTTTCTTATGTGGTTTCCATAAATCCTGACCAAATAAAGCTGCCTGTTTAGCATTACCTCTCCAAGAGAATTGCTTGTCTGCACCTCTAAATTTGTCAGCAACAATCTCACCCTTACTGTTCTTATAGTGGGTGGCATGTTTACCATTATGTATACCATAACTAAATTTCTTTAGTGTTACCTCTGAGATACCACGTATCGGTTGAGGATATTCGATATAACTTGGTTTAAATTCTTCCATTGTTTTACCTTTATATTCTGAATTAGTTTCTCTCTTGGTTACACCACAACTGAAACAATGTGTGTTACCATCTGAGTAGTGTGCATTGGCATCTGAACTACCACACTCTTCACACTCAGCTTTATATAAGTACTCACCTGATTCACTCATAAACATACCATTAGTTTGTGTCCTACCTTCATTTTAATCAACCTTTATTTGTTGCGTCCACCATATGCCTGACCTTTGAAAGACTCTACCCAATCAGGATGACCTTTCCAGCCGGAATAACTCTTAGTCTTTTGACCATAAGCTAACTTCTTCATCTCAGTAATAGTCTGAGCACTTTGAAAAGCTTTAAGATTACCTCGTGACTCGGCAGCTTTCTGGTGTTTAAGCTCGTTCTTATAATTTTTCCTCTTGGTTTCAATTATTTTTTCATTCATTTTAAATCCTTTACCATAGCACCTACTACGTAGAAGTAGTCTGTGTCCATTGTTACTTTTAATCCCCACTTCTTGAATGTCTCTAAGCGTTTGTCACAACGGCTTGAACCTTTCATAACTCTACCATATATAAACTGGATATTTTCTTTATCTAGAAATTTCTTAAAAGAACTCAGTACTATAGAGGAAGCAGGTGTACTTCTAAATTCTGGGATGATATAAATATCCTCAACCAGTAGGGTAATATCACCCTCTTTTATATATTTAAAAAACCCATGTTTATAAAACTTAAACTCTGAGTTATTATATTCCTTAGCGGAATTGCATAACATTTCAAAGGCATGTAAGCTGTTCGATTGTAATGTTTGCTCCATATTCTTCACCTTCATTTTGATATCTCTTGGATATATTTAATTGTGTTACTTGAATGTCATCATCCCAAAACAAACCTGCATAAGTAATACCATCTAAGTAACCCTTAGCGTAGTTATCTACGTCACCTCTTGGGTACGGATTACTAGGCTTCTTAGGTTTCTTACAGATTATCTCTAAGGTAACTTTAAACTCAGCTTTCTTAACTGCGTCATACTTACCTTGATACTTCTTTAGTTCCTTGTATAAATACTTACGGAACTCAGTATATGTTTTTGGGTAGTAGTTCCCATACTTGCTAATCCTTGGACGACTAGCAGGTACAGGAGCAACTGGTATAAATATTTTAGAAATCATATTTAGCATCTGATTCACTGGAACCTTGTGGTTCACCAGAATCTTCTTCACCTAGTTCTAAGGCACCAAAGCCTGAGTCAGCGTCACCACCTGAGAACTCTACAATAGAACCTAGCTGTGCTGATTTAACTTTACTTGAGACACCTTTAATAACTTGCTGAGTTTCTTGGTCAACCATAATGTAGGGTGTGAACTCTAGTTTAACTCTAAGTTCTGAACCGTTACCAATGTTTAACTTGTGAACCTCTTCGGAGCTAAGTCTTTTACCGAGAGCATTATAAACTGCAGGTGGATTAACAACGTATTGCTCACCTGATTTCTTAGTACCCTTAGATTTCCCTTTCATTTTAATTTTAAAAGAGCCATCAGCCTGTTTCTCATAAGGTTTATTACCTTCACCTAGTTCATCAATCTGTGAAATGATTTTCAAAACTTCTGGGCTTTCCTCTAGGTGTAGGGTAGCTGTATAGTTACCAAACTTGTCCTCTTTGTGTAGTGAGAACCATTCTACTTTTCCTAGTGGCGTAGTTACTGCTAATGTTTTCTTCTTTGCGCTCATATATTCTCCTATGAAAAAGCGTTTAACTCTGTGCTAATCTGCACATCTTGTTTTTGAAACTTTGTTGAGTATAATACCCTTCTCGCTGCTCTATTGGCTGCGAAGTAGTAGATATTATTCTTATACCTACGTCTTATAAATACTGCTTTGTTACCTTTCTTAATCACACCAAGCGCCCAACCGTTGTCAGACGGCACCGCCTGTTGATTATTCAATAAAGAACTTACTGCTTCATCCATCTTAATCTCCATTATTCAATGTTAGTAATTGTAGATATTAATCACCTCCTCTTAAATGCGATAGCTCGCCCCCCTAACCACTAGGTACGGC